AACGGCTCCGATGCCTGCGAATCGGAGCCGTTGGGTTAGAGGGGGTTCAGGTCACGGGACCGGGTAGACGACCGCCGTCGAGTTCGTGACGATCGAGAAGTCACCCGTGATGTCCACCGTGAACTCGTACACGGTCAGCTCTTCGGACGACATCACGACCTCGCCACGATCGCCCACAGTGCCAACCGGGATGATGTAGCGAGTCTGGATGCTTGTGCCCTCGAACTCGTCGACGACCCACGCGCGAGGGTCAGCAGTCATCCCACCGGGAACCGTGATCGTGGACACGCCGACCGCGGTCACGCCAGACGAGCCCGCATGCATCAGCCCGAGAACGATCGCGTTCTCCTCGCTGCACTGGAACTTGAACGAGTTCTCGGTGCCAGTCACCTTCGTTTTGACGACAGTGCCACCCTGGTGCGCCTTGAACTTCTTGACATCGACCTTGCGAGAGAGCGAGACGCCGCTCTCACCAAGCCAACCCATGTCTTTGTAGGCGACCGCAACAGCCGCGAGGCCAACGGGTCCAGTGGTACCGGATGCGGCCGCGTAGACGGCGGACAGGATGTCCCCATAGATGCGCACCCCGGCAAGATTCTTTCCCATGAGGATCAGCTCTCTTTCTTGGTGTCAGGCTCGGGTGCCCGGGCCAGTCCGTAGTGCAGGAGCCGGGCGGCTTCTGCGTCGTCGACGTCGATGGTCGTGTCGGGCCTGTGGTTCTTGCCGTCAGCACCCGTGTACGGGTAGGCAAGGGTGATCTTGGGCATGATGTCTCCTTCAGACTGTGATGATGGAACCGTGGACGAGCAACTCGACGGTGAAATATTTCCTGGGCACGACGTCAGGGACAGGTGAGGGACCTGTCGTCTCAGTGACTCTCTTGACGGGGCCTTGACCGGCAGCACCGGACAGGATCGCCCGCGTTAACCTTGCCAGTTCGTCGGCGTCAAACTCGGTCGCAGCCCACACGTTGACGCCGACGCGGGCGGCCTCGGTGAGCGGGTTGACCTTAGGCCCACCATCTCTGCGGACCTGAACGAGCCTTGCCGGGCGCGGATTTGGGACGAGATGGTCAACGACCACGCCGGTAGTGAAGGGTTCAGTGCGAGCGTCCAGTTTGGTTCGGAGCCATCCCGTCAGCCACACCTCTAGGTTTGGGAACTCGGCAACCTCAGTCATTTAGGACGCCTTTCCCAATCGTCGTTGCGCGCGATATCGGCGCGCCTTCGCCGCACCGCACGCACGGCACTCACGCTTGTTTCGTTTCCGGTCGATGTGGAGGTTCGACCCCGATAGCTCATGGCCCATGTGGCAGTGTGTCTTCGCGGCGTTGGCGGTGATGCGATTGGCGAAGGTCCCGTTTCGCCACGCGTCCTGCATGTTCGAGTACCGGTCTCCAACATAGAGATGCGCCGGGTTCACGCAAGGCGGATTGTTGCACCGATGACACGCCTCTTGCCGTGATGTTTCATCCCACGCTAGTGGTTCACCGAGCGAGTGGCCCAGACTCCATCGCGAGGCCGTGAAGTTGAACTTGCCACCGTTGATACGAACAGCGAATACTCCGTATCCGGCATGGCCTCGGGCGCCGATCCATAGCCAACAAGCATCCGGTCCCCCCGATTTGTCCACATAGGACCAAAACCGTTGAGCCACCGTGGCATACGAGTCAAGTTCTGCTTGTGTACGATCATTCATATCGAACTCCAATCCAGTTCGGTCACGCCCCCGGGCCGTTAGAGCGGTCGCGGGGGTCTTATCGTCAATGATAGCAGTCGATTACGCGCCAGAGGCGGCATCTAAGGCCCGCGCTAAATTACCCGTGTTCGCCTCGACGGTCATCGAGTACGGGGCTTTGGCGTACACGCGAGACACGACCCGGTCCTTGTGAACCTCGTCGACAACCTCGATGCTCGCCTTATAGGTGCCAGTGTCAACAGGGGCCGAAGCCCTCGCAGCAGACGCGGCACGCTCAGCGCGGCGGTGCAGTTCAGCCGCAACCTCGGGGGACTTCAGGAGCGCCTTGATGCCACTCTTGTTGAGCTCGATACGGACGTTAGCCATGTCACCCCGCCGTTCGGAAGGCTTGCACCACGACACCCACACCCCAGTCGGCAGGCTCACCCTGCACCGGGTAGTCGACGTCGCGGACCCTGACCTGGTTCAGTGCGGTGATCGGGTCACCTGCGGGGAGATAGAGCGTCCATCCCGACACGATCGCGTTGCGCGCATCCTGCACAGGCTCAGACGACGGGCGCGGTTCGAGGGGGGCGATGGTGGTCACCGCGCGCTCGGCCGGTGTGGTCCAATCGGTACCGGTCGGCAAGCCGCTGTACGCGTCGAGGATCGGGGTGCCGGTCAGGACGATGACCGTCTCACCTCTCATGCGACCCTCGGATTCACGTACCGGGCCAACGCTTTGCGCTCGATCGGGCTGAACCCGTCCGACTCCATCACGTACTTCACCGTGAACGGACCCTTGGTCTCAGCGGAGACAGTCCCGCCAGGATTGACCCATGCGCGGGCAGCAACCCCAAGAACCACACCAAGAATGGAGCTCGGGAGCACAGCGAACCCGTGGTCGTAGGTGACCCGCCACGTCTCCGGCAGGTACGGCCACGTGACACCCGTCCATGGCAGCGCTGAGATGATCCCCAACCGCTTGGACACGGTGTAGGCGTTCGGGTCGGCCGTGGTCCATACGGTCCCGTCGAACGTCTCCAGCAGCGTCACTGCCGTAACTGGCAGGGGCAGGAACGCGCTCTGACCATTGATCGGGTCCAGCAGGAACACGTCGGCCGTAACTGCGTCCAACGACCAGCTGTTCAGTTCCAGATGGTCCCTCACCATGCCCGATGCGATCTCGAGGATCAGCAGCGCGGATGCGTCAGCGGGGTCGATGGTTTCTTTGAGGATCGCCCCCAACTGTGCGGGCGTGGCAAGGGCAACCATCACTTAGCCTTGACGGCCTTGGTCTGGGCGACTTTGGTCTTGGCGGGTGTGGTCTTCGGCTCAGCCTTGACCGGCGGAGTGACGACCTTCGCCTGAACCGGGAACCCCGGAACCGTAACGGTCACCGGGCCAGGAGTCTCCACGTTCACGACGACCTCCTCACCGTAGTGGCTCATCTCGGTGGTGCCAGGCGCCACATACTCGACAGCGCCAGTGCTGGTGTTGTCTGCGGTCTGCTCGACCGTGTATGGCCCACCGTCGAACTTCACAGCGTTGGTGCTGACCGGGGTGACAACCTCGGGATTTGTTTTCACAGCTATGTGCTTCTCCTCAAGAGTTGGGGCGGTTTCGGCGCGCGACCTTGTGAGCCGCGCGCCGAACCACTGGATCACAGACCCGTTACGGCCCCGAACGCGCCGGGACGGTACACGGCCAGAGCAAGGCGCTCTTCTGCGCGGATCGCGGTCAGGTTGCGCTGGAAGTAGTCAGCGTGGCTGTTGCTGGCCTCCACCGTGATGCCGCCCTTGCGGAAGATCTGCCCGCCCTGAGCGAACGCGCCGACCACCGCAGAGTTCGCGGCGGTGCCGAAGCTGACGGCAACCTTCTTGCCCCACAGTGCCGGGGTCTCAGCCGACGCGAACGGCCCATTGGCGTAGTAGTTGCCCTGGGCGTTCTTGGCCAGCAGGATGTTCTGCCACGCCAGCGGGTCGATCGCGATCGCGTCCGGCTCCAAGAAGGCAGTCGTGCGGATCACGGTGATCTGCCGGTAGATCGCATCCATCGAGTTGTCACCGACCAGCGATGGCGCGGTGCCCTTGACGATCGGCGTTGCCAGACCTGCACGGTTCATGAGGCCGACGAGGTTGGCGCCGGTCCCGTCACCGCTCAGCAGCTGGACCTCTTCGGCCTGCTTCACGAACAGGATGAGGCGAGCGTCGATGTACGACTGCACCTGCGCCCAGTCCTCCAACATCTCATCTGAGACAGGAAGGAACGTGGCGATCTTGTGGAGCACCTCATCGACCTTGGAGAAGGTCAGCGCAGACTCGGGCTTCAGCCCACCCTCAGCGGTTGCCGCGGCAGCGTTGGTCACCGCAGTCTCCACGAGGTACCGGATCAGCGGCGTCGAGGTCGTGCCACCGGGGAACAGGTCGCTGATGGTCAGCGGCCGGAACCGGAGGTCGACAACGCCGGGGAGCAGCGTCGGCTGACCGATCGGGGAGTAACCGGGGCCAGGGACAGCCGTCGTGCCCTCAGTCAGGGTCGTCTTGACCTCGATCTCACCCGAGGTGAAGTTGCCCTTGATGCCTCGCTCGACCAGGCCCTTGTAGTTCTTGGACTGGACGAACTGCGCACCGATGGACTTCGCGCCCGTGTCTGCGTGGTCCTCGCCGACCTCTTCGATCGGGTTGCCCGCGGCGGCCATGAACGCCTTGCGCTTCTCGTCCACGAACTCCAGGGACTTGACCTCCTCCATCCACTTCTTGATGTCGACCTCGATCGGATCGAGGGCATCCTTCTGCTCCGCGAACGTCATCGTGGTGGACTCAGCAACCTCGAGCCCCTTCTTGGACAGCTCGCGGACTTTGTTCTTTGCCTCTACGAGAGTAGGCATATCGCACCCCTTCCAGGGTCAGTTGGTGACTGTTCCGAGGAAGCGCAGACGCGCCGCTCGGGCTTGCATTTCAGCCGAATCGCCAGCTGCGACGGGGGCAGACCTCACGCCGGATGCGGGGGCTTGCGCGCCGGCATCGGGGGCAGAGTCAGCGCCGGAAGGGGCTGCTTCTTCGTCGGGATCGGGCTTGATGACTTCCACCAAGTCCACGGCTGACCGCTCACCCACGAGGGTGATAACGGAGCCGTCGTCTGTGTAGTCCTGCTTGAAGGACTCGCTGTCGTAGGTGTCTTTGTCCTCGACACCGAACACCAGCGTGCCGCCACCTGACCCGTTGGGGACCGTGGCGCGGAGGTACGTGTAGACGCCAGGGTAGGCGTCCGAGAGGGCGTCGCGGGCGCGGTCCTGGGTGGCCTCGAGGCTGCCGTCGACACTCTTCTTGCTCAAGCCGCGAGCGGCCTTCGATGCCGCACAGACAGCCCCGCAAGTGGCACAGCAGGCGCCGCACGTTGCGCACGGACCACAGGGTGCGCCGCAGGCTTTGCATGGGGCGCAGCACGCGCCACAATCACCACAGCACGCTGCACCGCAGGACTCACACACGTCTTTGGTGCTGATCGTCGAGACCGACTTCACCCCAGCGCAGTCGGCACCGGCAGCCACGATGGAGTCGTGCGCAGCCTGCATGTGCTTCATGTCCGACGCGCTATTGCGTGCCCCGGCCTTCGCTCCCTTGGATGCCAAGACGAGGGCTTCACGATTTGAAGGCACAGCCACGAACGCCCCGTTGAGCAGCTCCCGTGTGATGACGGGCTTGCCACCCTTGGCCGTCGACTTCTTCGTCATGAACGCCACGCTCGTGGTGTTGATGTGCCCCTCATTGACGAGAGTGCGGACCTCCTGCGCGCGAGCCAGAGACGAGTATGTGCCAGAGACGACCAACTCACCAGCGTCATTGAGCGACGGCACGCCAGAGCCCACGGTCGAGGCCACAGACATGCCGTGGTCGGCGTCGAACGTGATCCGATCCGGTAGCGGAGTCTTCCACTCGCCGGGGAGCAGCGTCTCGCCGTCGCGGTCCTCGGTGGGCGCGGACAGGATCACGCTGAACTCGCCTGGGAAGGCGTCGTCCGTGTTGGTGATCGTCGCGTCTTTGCGGGTGATGTTCATAGTCAGCCTTCCGTGGAGAAATCGAGGTCGCAGGTACATCCCGCAACCTCATCAGCGCCACCGGAATAGTCGCCGGGGCCATTCATGCCGTTGGAGAACGGCGTGTTGAGTTCGACCGTCTCGCCGTCCATTGCGGCGTGCGAGGCGCGAGGCTTGCCTGACGTGACAATCCAGGTTTTCGTCTTCGCTTTCGACAATCGGGCCGCGACCTGAGCAGCCAAGCCGCCGATGACCGCGACACGAGTCAGGCTGATCTGACTCGAGCGGGCAGCGATCTCGCCATCGAACAGACCGTCGATCGCGTCCTCATCGTTCGCCGCGTCTTCCAACGCCGTGGCGATCTGGTCCGCCGTGGTCGCGTTGATGCT